AATACCGCAAGCGCATCCACGAACTCGAATGCCAGCTAGCCCGCCGTCATCATCGCAAGATGCCGAAGCTGCCCGATCCGCTGGTGAGTCTGCGGGAGGCGGCGTGATGGCCAACGTCAAACCAGTATACGGCATGCGCGACAAGGTCGCTGAACTCCTTGCTCAAGGACTCTCGACGGTCGAAATTCGAGAGCGCCTGCGGATGACCGCCGGCCAAGTCTCTGGCCACCTTTCTCGCATTCGCGAAGACTTGGGATGGCAAGCATGCTGAACCCCAACGAACAAAACGGCCTTGCCGAAGTCCGCGCGACCCTTGCCTATTTCGATCGGCTGAAAGGCCCGGATACCGACTGCGGCGAAAGCTGCAAGATGGTCAGCATCAACCTGCTTCGCGTGCTCGTGCGAGCATTCGATCAAGTCGCGGAGGCGGCGTGATGTCACCGAGCCGCATCATCATCTTCGCCAAGAAGTTCCGGCTGATCAAGGACGACGGCTCTTTGGGCGATCTTCCCTTCACCCTTTCGCGCAAGGCGAGCTTCACCGCTGCCGAGCTGGCTTCCGAATATCAGTTGGGGAAGAGCGCATGAGCATTCGTGTCGGCATGCGCAACTATCGCTACCGCAGCGATGGCGCTCCTATCTGTGGTGACAACGTGGCTGAAATACAGGCCGCGCGTCACGGCTCCGAAAAGCTCCTGCAGGCGCTCAAGCGCTATGCCGTGAACAATGCGAACACCATTTCCGGCGCGCACATTCTGCGGAGTGTGGCTTGATGGGCGCCTTCCTCTTCCACGTTGACCCGCCGGCCGCGGCTGATGAAGGCGACGAGCATGGGATCCAGGTGCGGCTGTTGAACCGGCTGCGCATGAATGCGCCGCGGTTGAAGATGATTGCGATCCCCAACCAGGGGCAGCGCAGCGCCTACGGCAATATCCGGATGAAGGCCGAAGGACTGCATAAAGGTACGTGGGACTTGCTCGCGCAAGGCGATGGTGAAGTCGCCTGGCTGGAACTCAAGGCTCGCAATGGATCGCTTAAACCGGAGCAAATCGACTTCGGCCATTGGCTGATCAACAACGGCTTTCGCTGTGGCGTGTTTCGTTCAGTGAATACCGCTGAACGCTGGTTGCGTTCGCTTTGGCCGCATCTGTTCACCGCGGAGGCGGAAGCGGCGTGAACGCGTTTGCTTCATACGGCATGACCGCAGCACCGCGCACGAAAGAGCGCAAGGACCCATCTCCGCTCGACCTCAAGTTGCGCGAAAAGCAGCGGCTGAACCGTGCGTATAAGGCGGCATTGCGCAAGGACAGGCTGCAAGCCTTTACCGACGAACCGCGCCTGCGTGATTTCATGCGCTGGCTGCGCCGGCAGGCGGATCCTGTTGAGTTGGTCGAAGGTGTTTCGGAAAGCTGGTTGCCGACTTCGCTACAGCATGTCCGGATCCTAGCGCTGCGTCTGGTCGACCGGCATTGTGATCGGCTGAACCGGCAGCACGGATTTGAGGCTTTGGACGATCCGCTGCCGCCGGAAACTAGCGTCTATTTTCGCTGTCGAGACCTGTTGCACCCCGGAGGCCGATCATGAGCAATCCATTTGCCGACTATGGCAAGCGCGCAACGACAACTGTCCCTGATCGGCTGATCGGGCCGAACAAGACGCGCGCGGTTGCAAAGGAACGCTATCACGAGATCGTGACCGAGTTGGGCGACTTCTCGGATCCGGAAAATCTCGAAATCTATTTGATGCAGATCGCGAAGGAGATCGCGCAGTTTCGCGCTGAACTCCCGTTTCTGTGGGAGGGCGACGGGGAAATCCCTGACCGCAAATCTCTACAAAATGGAGAAATGCATGTCGGGATTCTCGGCCTCGCGAAAGAGATCGAACGTGCGCAAGCGCGTGTCGATGATGGGCTCGACTTCCCGCGGTGGGATGTGAGCCTTGTAGCAAACGAAGAAAGGTTGAAAGTGTGAAGATTGGAGAATTGAAACAGGCAATAGCAAATTGGAACGAAGATTTTGAAATATCTGTCGGTCTCGACGTCGAAGATGGAAAGATCGTCTCGTCTTTATCGATCTATGATCCGAGCAATGACGAGGTCACTGATGTCATGACCGAGGAATATTTCATCTCGGGATTTAGCACGGAAAGGAATTAGGAAATGAATGCAGTAGCACCAGTTAACCAGGGCGGCGCGGTTGCCGCTTATGGCGCATATGATCCCTACGCTGCTTACGGCCAGGAAGCGGCAAGTGGTAACGGAGACTTCCTGAAATTTTCCAAGGTCGAATGGCAAAAGGGCCAGAATAACGAGGAAGTCGCGCTCGGCACGCGTCTTGCCGCCAACATGGCTGAATTGTCGATCGGATGGATCCGTTGGGAAGACGGGAAGCCGGCCGAACGCCGCTTCGGTTTGCTCGCACATGGCCACAAGCCGGAACTGCGCGGCGAGCTAGGCTATACCGATCACGATGAATGGGAAACCGATAAAGACGGCAAGCCCATCGATCCGTGGTCGTTCACCAATGAATTACCGGTCGCGGATCCTGAAACCGGCGAACAGATGACCATTTCGATGTCGTCGAAGGGCGGCATCGGCGCGATGGGCAATCTCTGCAAGGCTTACGGCAAGGAATATCGGCAGCGCGAAGGGCTCGTGCCGATCATCGAACTTCAGCGGGACAGTTATATCCACCGCGAATATGGCAAGCTCTACGTTCCGGTGATGAACATCGTTGACTGGGTTGAAAACGGCTCAGTGCCGGACGCGCCGGCAAAAGAGGATGAGCCCGTAGAGGAGGAGCCGGCAGCCGCCGCAACGGGCAAGGCTACCGGCTCGAAAGCACGCTTCTGACGAACTGACTCGGGACCGTCGCTGATGGAAGCAGCGGCGGTCCCAACTCCACACCACCCTGGGGGGATGATGCGCGACCAAGGCTATCATATAACAATAGCTCGGCAAGCGTTCCCGCTCGCCGTTAAGCCATGAGCGCCGCCGTGGTGCGCGACCTGCCCGTCGCGAATATCGGGATTGTACGCGACTTTCTGGCGCAGACGGTTGCGGAGCATATTCACATCGTCGTCATTCCGCCCGATGGGCAGCCATTGCCTTATGGCTTTTGGCTGGGCCGCGATGTTGAAGAGGCTGCATCATTCGCTGTTCGCGAAAACGCCAAGGGCTATAATGTCTATTGGACCGTAAACATCGTTCGCCGCGGCTATGATCATAAGCCAAAGAAAGAGCATATCGATGCGGCCCGCTTTGCGCATGTCGATGTGGATCCGCCGAAAGATGGAAGCCGCTGGGATCGTGCTGAAGCGCTGGAGGCGCTCCGCAATCTCGATATCCGCCCATCTTTCATTCTCGACAGTGGTAACGGCCTGCAAGCGTTCTGGCGCCTCGATAAATATGTCGAGCACTGGGCTCCGATCGAACGGCTGAACAGGCGCATTTCAAAGCTTTTGGGCGGCGATAATTGCCACAACATTGACAGGCTCATGCGCTTGCCTGGAACTGTAAACTACCCGGACGCCAAAAAGCGTGCGCGCGGACGTTTACCAGTTTTATCAACCATAATCGACGATGATGCTGGTGAGATCATCACGATCGATGAGCTGGACCGAATGTTGCCTGTATTGTCAGCGGAGAACGTCGGTACACGCGAGGATATCGCGCTAGACGAAGTTGTCACGACCAGTCTTGAAGAGCTGGGCATCACGTCGGTTGATCCTCTCTTCACGCTGATCACAAATACGGATCCTGCTTATCGATCCGAAACCGTGATGAGCGTTGCAGGCAAGTTGGTGAGGCGTGGCAAATCCGATGCTGAGATCGCGGGGATCCTACTAAATCCGGCCTATAAGATCAGTGAGCATTGCTATGACCAATCTGACCCGGTGAGGTCGGCAAAGCGTGCGATAGGCCGCGCTCGCGCAGATTTTGCAGAGGATCCGGGTAACGCTGAGCCCGAATGGCAACCGCCGGGATCCCATCCTAAGCCGCCAGAGGAAAAGCAAGGTCCGCCGCCTCCTCCGCCCACGCCGCAAGGCGAGGTTTCGGAGGATGTTATCGCCTTGGCGTTCACTGAGAAATATCGTGACACCCTACGGTTCGATCACGACGTAGGCTGTTGGTTTCGGTGGACGGGAGCCTATTGGCGCAAGGACACGACCGATCTCGCGATAGACTACGCCCGCAAGTTCGCGCGAGACCTCGGAGATGGCAAGCGTGCTCTATGCAAGGCGTCTGTTGCATCCGGTGCAGAGCGCTTTTGCAGAGCCGATCGCGCGCACGCTGTCACGCATGAGATATGGGACGCGGATCCGTATCTACTAGGCACTCCAGGCGGCACGGTTGACCTCCGCACGGGCTACATGACTGATCCGAAGCCGGAAGATTATATCTCGAAACAGACAGCCGTCACGCCGGAGCATGGCGAACCGACGCTTTGGCTCAAATTTCTCCACGAAGCCATGGCTGGCGATACCGAGATGGTGACGTTTCTCCAACGTTGGTGCGGCTATTGCCTTACTGGCGACACGACCGAGCATGCCTTGAGCTTCGCATATGGCGATGGCGGTAACGGCAAGGGCGTGTTCATGAATACATTTACTGCTATTTTGAATGACTATGCGGTTACTTCAGGGATGGAGACATTTACTGCATCAAGACATGATCGCCACTCTACAGAGCTTGCCATGCTGCGTGGCGCACGTCTCGTAACGGCGAGCGAAACCGAAGAGGGGCGAGCTTGGGCAGAGAGTAAAATAAAATCCATGACGGGCGGGGATCCCATCACTGCCCGCTTCATGCGGCAGGACAATTTCACGTTCAAGCCGCAGTTCAAATTGATGATCGCCGGCAACCATGCGCCCAGCCTGCGCAATGTCGATGACGCCATGCGGAGGCGGTTCAATATCATTCCGTTCACCACTCGGCCAGAGCAACCGGATAGGCTTCTGGAGCGCAAATTACAGGACGAATGGGGGCGGATTTTAGCCTGGGCAATTCGTGGCTGCCGAGAGTGGATGAGCGACGGACTGGCCCGTCCGCAAGCCGTCCTCAATGCCACCAAAGAGTATTTTGCCGATCAGGATTTGTTCGGCCAATGGTTCGAGGAACGCACTGAGCAGACCCCTGGCCGGTTCGATCTGTGCTCGAAATTCTATTCCGACTGGGTCGCGTTCGCAAAAGAGCATGGCGAAGAGCCTGGTTCAAATAAGTCGTTTGGACAGGCGATGAAGAAGCGCGGGTTTCATTCTGAGCTGATGCGCTCATCGGGCATTCCGGGCAAAGTCTACAAAGGTTTGGCTTTGATTTTGAAGGACTTAGGCAATGACTACTAGTGATTCTCTCTGCTGCTGCGTAACCGATGTAACCGGTTATTCAAGGCACGGAACAAAGCGGCTAGGCTTGGGGGCGCGTAACCGATGTAACCGTTGTAACCGAAAATCCGTATATCCCTATACGCGTACGCGCGCGCATCAGATAGTAACCGGAAAAACGGTTACATCAGTTACATCGGTTACAGACGCTTTTTGTGGGCTTCCGTTGTGAGCGCGCCGAAGCCATCGCTGGTGGGCGAATTGATGGCGGAAGTCGCGCCGGCCGAGCAGGCTTTTCGCAGCCGCTGGCGCCTGAGCACGTTGGCGCGGATCAATCCTGATTTGCATGAAGCATTGGTCGATCAGATCCGTCTGTACGAGATCTCGCTCGTGACGGGCAGCGATGACGAAGCTAGAGAACATTCCGCGGCAATGGTGCGAGGCTGGCGAGCGGCTTGCGCTGCTTTGGAAGCGCCTCTCCAAGACGATGACGCCTACTTTGTCGGCATCGACTACAAGACGGGTCTCCACGTCGTCATAGGCGAGCAGCAGGCCAGCAAGGGCCGCGTTCAGGTGCGCGACGATCGCAAGGTGATCTTCATGACGCCGGATGAACTAGCGACGCTGGTCGCCGGGATCCAGATCATTGCCGAAGCCAAGTCAGTCTTCCCCGATGCCGAGGTGATCCAGCTTTATCCTGAGTATGGCAAAGACGCGGCGTGAAAGGAAAGATGGTGGTTTGGAATATGGAAGTTCCGCCTAACCCAACCCCGCAAGCAGAAGGAAGATGAAGGATGGAGGATGAGGGAGAGCCAATTGCGCAAGACGCTCAGCGGGAGATTGATCGCATCAATAAGCTGTTTGAGCCTTGGAACGGCGTCGACAGGGAGGATGTGATTTCGTACGCCAAGGAGATCGTTGCACTTCGGAGGCAACTCGCATGACCCACAAAGACACCACGATGCTGGAGCAGCTGGCACGCACTCTTGAGCCTAGAGCATGGGCGGCGCTCAACTCGGGCGATACGTTTGCGTCCAAGTGCAGGCGAATATCGTCGCTTCGGAAGGCCCGCGCCATCCTGAACGAGCTGAAAACTCCCACCGAGGGGATGGTGAAGGCTGCGCGCAAAAAGTATTTCGCACCGACCCATGTAAACGGCTTGGACGGTGTGATTGCCGACATAATCACCGGCGCACTCGATCACGTCCTGAATGAAGGGGAGGGAAAATGAACCTGAAGCACACATTGCGCGGCCGACCGGCACAGCAGCGCCAGCGCGTCATTCAGCGCGCCACGGAAATGCGAGAAGCAGGCGAGCGCATCAATAAATCCCGTATCGCTCGCGAGCTTCGTGTGCCATTACGGACGGTGTTTCGAAGCCTGCCGAGAATTTCGGCTGCCTGAATTATGTCATATGCACAGGGCTGAATTTATCGTGTAACTGATCTGCCCCATGGGCGCGGGCAGACCATCGAAATATGATCCGGCATTTTGCGAGCGCGTCATCGAGCTTGGCACAGGGGGTGCTGGCAAATGTGAGATGTCTGCCGAGCTGGGCATCCACTACACAACCTTCGAAGCCTGGCAGTCCGAGCATGAAGAATTTTCCGAAGCCGTAAAGCAAGCCCTACGGTTTAGTCAGGCTTGGTGGGAGAAACAGGGACGCATCGCAACCTTCGGCGGTGTCGAAGGATACAACGCCACCAGCTACATTTTCCAGATGAAAAACAGGTTTCGCGATGACTGGCGGGACAAGGTCGAACAAGAGCACTCTGGCGGCATTTCGGTCATCATTGAGCGACTGGCGCGATGACTACGGTTCGCCTTCCCCACAACAACTGGCGCCCCCGCGACTATCAGATGCCCTTGTGGCGCTATCTGGAAGGTGGCGGTCGTCATGCAGAGGCTTTATGGCACCGCAGAGCCGGCAAGGACGAGATGTTCCTGCATTGGGGCTGTGTGGCGGCTCATCAGCGCCCTGCGACCTATTGGCACATGCTGCCGATGGCCTCTCAGGCCCGCAAGGCGATCTGGGAAGCGATCAATCCTCACACTGGCAAGCGTCGCATCGACGAGGCATTTCCTCTCGAACTGAGAGAAACAACCCGCGAGAACGAAATGCTCATCAAGCTCAAGGTGGGCTCGACGTGGCAGGTTGTCGGGAGTGATAATTTCAACTCCCTGGTAGGCAGCCCCCCGGCTGGTGTTGTCACCTCCGAATGGGCGTTGGCCAATCCCGCTGCCCGTGCTTACCTGCGGCCGATCCTGGCGGAGAATAATGGCTGGCAAGCCTATATCACCACGCCGCGCGGCAAGAATCATGCCTATCAGACCTACATGGCGGCTTTGCGCGATCCGGCTGCATTCGCTCAAAAGCTGACGGTTTATGACACAAAGGCGCTGTCTGAAGAAACGATCGCATCCGAGCGCCAAGCCTATATCGACGATTACGGCCATGATGCTGGCGATGCTCTGTTCAGGCAAGAATATCTCTGTGATTGGGACGCCGCAATCCTTGGCGCCTATTACGGCCATGAGATGCGAGCCGCTCTTGAGCAGGGACGCATTGGTGAGATCCCTCACGATCCCGACCTAAAGGTCCATACCTTTTGGGACATCGGCTTTACCGATGATCTGGTCATCTGGTTCGCGCAAATCCATCGCGGCGAAATCAGGCTGATCGATTATTATTCGTCGGCCGGTCAGTCGCCTGAAACCATCGCGAAATATGTCCTCGCCAAGCCCTACAATTATGGGGATCACTGGCTACCATGGGACGCGGTTCCCAAGACGTTCGCTGCCTCGGGCAGATCGGCGGCTGAGCAGCTCCATGCTTTAGGTATCAGCCCCAAGATCGTTCCCAATCTCTCGGTTCAGGACGGCATTCAAGCTGCCCGCAAGATGTTCCCCCGCGTCTATTTCGATGAGGGAAACACCTCTCAGGGCATCGAGTGCCTGCGCCAGTATCAGCGCGAATATGACCCAGATAAGCGCATGTTCCGCGATAAGCCGCTGCACAATTGGGCGTCTCATGGAGCCGACGCTTTCCGCATGCTCGCCGTTGCCTGGCGCGAGATGGCCGAGCCCGAAAAAGCCGCTCCCCCGAAATTCTTCAACGACCTGACCGCTCACGAGGTCTTCTGGCCGCGATCCCCCGCTGAGCCTTCTTACGAGAGGATCTAGCGAATGCTGATGTCCGACGCATACAACTACAAGCAGGTTTCCGCCTCGGGGAATGTCTCCAATGCCGATGGCGCGTTGTACGGCATATTCTGCTCAAGCTCAACGGCCGGCACCGCGACGATTTACGATGACGCTGCGACTGGCACCACGACCAAGATCGTCGATACGTTCAACCTGACGGCGGGGACTTGGTATCCGCTGCCCTTTGCCGTGGCCAATGGCATCAATCTTGTGATCGGAGGCACGGCGTCAGTCACAGTCGGATATTTGCGTGGCTGACGATCTTATCCAAGGCGGCGAGACGGCCTATTACCGCGCGCTAATCCAGCAGTACGACAAGCAGGCGTCAAAATGGACGCAGCGCGCGAAGAAGATCGTAAAGCGCTATCTGGATGAGCGCGCGGAGGGATCAGTCAATCAGCTTCGCTACAATATCCTGTGGTCGAATGTCGAAACACTGAAGCCGGCGATTTACGCGCAGACGCCGAAGCCTGAGGTCGAAAGACGGTTTCTCGACAAGGACCCTGTAGGACGCCTTGCCTCTCAAGCTCTTGAGCGCTGCCTATCCTATTTCATGGCGTCAACCGCGTTTGGCTCGACGATGCGTCAGAGCAGGGATGATTATCTGCTGGTGGGACGTGGCATAGCATGGGTTCGGTATGTCCCGACAATGCGCGATTTGCCGCAGGATGTTACCGAAACCACGACGCAGGTCACGGACGATATCCCGCAAGAGGTCGTCTATGAGGATGTTCTTACGGATTACGTCCATTGGGATGATTTTGGGCATGAGGTAGGCCGCACATGGGAAGAGGTGGGCGTCGTCTGGCGTAAGGTCTATATGACCCGCGAGCAGATCAAGGGCCGCTTTTCCAAATCATGCCCTGAATGGAATGAGATACCACTCGATTATGTCGACAAGGAACTGAAAGAGGCGCCCGGCGAGAGCGGCAAGAAAGCAACGATTTTCGAAATATGGGACAAGGTCAAACGCAAGGTTTTCTGGGTCGCCAAGTCATGGAATAAATTCATTGATATCGCCGATGATCCGCTGAAGCTCGATTATTTCTTCCCATGCTCGCGCCCAATCTATGCGACGCTGGCCAACAAGACGATGATCCCGGTTCCGGATTACGCGGAATATCAGGACCAGGCTGGCGAGATCGATCAGATCACCAACCGGATCGGGTTGCTTACCAAAGCGATTAAGGCCGCTGGCGTTTACGATGCCTCTCAGATTGCCGTTGGGCGGCTGCTGAGCGAGGGCGTGAACAACCAGCTTATCCCAGTCGACGCCTGGGCGGCGATGGCTGAGAAGGGTGGTCTCAAGGGCACGATGGAACTCCTTCCGATGAAGGAGATCGCCGAGACCCTGTTGATGCTTTACGAGGCCCGTGAGAAGGTCAAGCAGGACCTGTACGAAATCACCGGCATGTCAGACATCATCCGGGGTGCCACCAAGGCGTCAGAGACGGCGACGGCGCAGCAGATCAAATCCAACTTCGTCACGCTCCGCCTGTCCGAAAAGCAGCGCGAGATGCAGCGATTCGTCCGCAACACCGTGGCGATCATGGGCAACATCATTGCGACCCATTTCTCGCTTGAGACGATCAAGAAGATTTCGGGGCTTCAACTTCTGACGGAGGCTGAGAAGCAGGCCGTCCAAATTCAGCTTTCCATGCAGCAAGCACCTCAGGCGATGCCCCCGCAAGGATCAGCCGCCATGGACGGCCAAGTGGGTCAACGCCCCGCTGCACCACAAATTCCTCCTGAGGCTCAGGAGATGATGTCTCAACCGTCATGGGAGCAAGTTTACGCTCTTCTGAAGGATAATCCAGAGCGCAGTTTCCGGATCGACATCGAAACCGACAGCACGGTCCAGGCCGATCAGCAGCAGGAAGAAGAAGCGCGCATGCAGTTCCTGCAGGCGGTTGGCTCATTCCTTCAGCAGGCTGAATCAGCAGCGGGCAATCCCATCATGATGCCGCTTCTGGGGCAAATGCTCGCCTTTGGCGTGCGTGGCTTCAAGATCGGCCGTGATTTGGAAGGCGTGATTGACGAGACGATCGAGAAGCTAACCAAGGCCGCGCAAAACCCGCCGCCCGCGCCGCCCAATCCGGACATGATGAAAGTCCAGATGGATGGGCAGATCGCGCAGATGAAGATGCAGCAGGAGGGGCAACTCGAAACCCAGCGCATGCAAAACGACATGAAGATCGAGGCCATGAAAGCCGAGATGAAGCGGCAATCCGATGCCGCTGACGCGCAAGCCAAGGCGCAATTGGCGCTAGTGACGGCTCATATCGAGGCCCAGCGTGAGGACGCCAAGGCGCAAATCGAGCAGCAGCAGCAATCGCAGCAGGCGATGATGGATGCCGCCTTTGACCGCTGGAAAGCCGAGTTGGACGCAAGGGTCAAAATCGAGGTCGCCGAGATAGCGGCCGGCGCAACCGTTACCGGGCAGCAAATCGCCGCTGCGAATGATGGTGCCGAAGGCGAAGCAAAACCAGAACCGAAAGACGATCATCTCGAAAAGCTGACCGCGCTCGTCAGTGAAATCAGGAAGCCGCGCAAGGTCGTCCGTGGCGGCGACGGCAAAATCATGGGGATCGAATAAATGTCTGCATCCGACGCATTTGAGGCCCTGTTGGCCAATCTTATCTTCCTGAATACCAACGCGGCCAATATCGGCGATGCCACGGGGCTCCGGGGCTCTAGTACCGCCGGGTCGCTGTACATCTCGCTTCATACGGCCGATCCTGGTGAAACGGGCAACCAGTCCACCAATGAGATTGGCTATACGAGTTATGCGCGCGTTGCCGTAGCACGATCCGGTGCAGGCTTCACGGTCACGGGCACCGCTCCAACCACAGTGTCTAATACGGCCGCAGTGGGCTTCCCAGCTTCCACCGGGCAAATGCGACAGCCACACATTTCGGTATCGGCACGGGATCATCTGGTGCTGGCACCCTCCTTCTCTCAGGTGCCCTTACCGCATCCTACCTCACTCAAACTGGTATCGCTCCGAACTTTCCGATCGGCGCGCTCACCGCAACGATTGACTAAGCCATGGCAGCCGACATCAAACAAAAATATGGGTCATCTGGGCAGGCGCTCACGATTACGCTTGCCTCTCTGGCGAGCGCGGCGATGCGTGAATGCACTGCGGTGGATAACACCACCAATTTGTTCATGGACATAAAGCTCGCGGTCAAGATCAAGACCAATGCCGCTGGCACGTCCTCAACTGGGGCGATCAACATCTATGCCTACGCTTCAGTGGATGGCGGCTCAACTTACACCTCGTCCGCGACCGGATCGGACGCTGTCTATGCCGGCCGGCAATCGAATCTTGTCTATGTCGGCTCATTGGATGCCGTGAACAACGCCGTCACCTATTCTGGCACGTTCAGTCTGGCCAAAGCATTTGGGTATGGTGGTATACCAGCTTTCTGGGGCATCATTATTGAGAACCTGAGCGGTGCCGCCCTTGATAGCACTGGGGCGAACCACAGTGTGGTCTATCAGGGTGTACTGGCGCAGACGGTCTAATGGCGCGCGGCTTTAGCACCACTCTCGGGGTGGCAACCACCGACCTTGTCCTGACAGGCCCATGCCCTGCCGCAAATCAGCGCACCTATTCGATCTGGTACAATGGGCGTACGCTCACGGGCTCTCCTCGGCTCTGGTACGATGCCAACCAGATGCTTCAGTTCAATGTATCGCCGTTTCAACTGTTCTTCACGCGCGGCTTTTCGACTACCAGCGGTGTCTGGTCCATAACCGGAGGCACGCAGGCGACGACCGGCGTCTGGAATCACTTCGTTATCCAGTTCGACAACAGCACCACGGCCGATCCTTTGGCGTGGATCAATGGCCAGCCCGCCACGGTAGCGGTCAATACCGCACCCTCCGGCACCCCGAATGCAATTGCAACTCAGCACTATCTTGGCAACCGCTCCGCCGGAGATCGTGTATTCGACGGCCTTGTGGGCGATTTCGCGCTTTGGAACGCGTTCCTCAACACCGCCCAGATCCTCGATCTCTATAAGGGCGAACGACCCGACAATATCGCCCGCACCGCGCTCGCGGAATGGATTGATATGCAGAGCGGGCGCCCAATCTCGCGAGCGGGCCGCGCTCCGCCAACCTTCGTCGGGACCAAGATCAGGCCCGATTTCAACAGATTCAACGAAGGGCAGATAAATGCGTGGGCCTTTGCTGGTGCCCAGGCCGCCACGCTCTCTGGAAATGCAGGAATTACTTTCGGTCAGTCGGGGGCCTTAGCGTCATCGGTTTCGGCGTCTTCCTCCCTTACATTCGGGACGTCTGCCAATCTGGCGGATGCGTTAGGTGGTTCATCTGCCATCACTTTCGGCGCTTCAAGTGCTCTTGCATCTACATTGTCGGGAACGTCAGTCCTCGCGCTTGCTGCGAGCGGTGCTCTCGGTTCGTCCGTAGCTGGTGCATCAGCGATCATCTTCGGCTCTTCCGGGACCCTGCAAACCACCGGAATTTCCGGCAATGCGAGTTTGGCATTCCAGGCGTCGGGAACGCTGACGAACGATCTGGCGGGGAGCGCGGCCTTGTCGCTATCCGCCAGCGCGACACTTGATCAGTCTGCTGGGATGGACACGCACGATGGCGCGACGATCATGCGCCATCGCAAGAAGCTGCGTGAGCAGGAAATCCGCGAGCGTGAATGGCGCGAAAGTCGGGTTGATCAAATCGCCGACGAAATCCGCGAGGTCATTGCTCCGAAAGCTCCTGGCCCAGAGCCGATAATCACCGAGGTTGTCGCGCCAGCCAAGATCCTTCCCGTCAAGCCATTGCGCAAAATACTGACCGTCACTCCAATTGATGAGGAAGAGGACGAAGAAAGCATAGTCCTCCACCTGATCGAGCAGGATGACGCGGCTGCGGCTGAGTTGTTTGCATATGCATTAAGGAGGGCAGCATGACCCGCGAGGAATGGCTTCGCTGCTGGGGGTTTGTCGACGGCACACCCGAGGCCGAACATGCATGGGCTGAAAAGCAGGCATTCGTGCCAAAGCGCCTTAACAGCCTTGTGATGAGTGACATCCAGCCCTACCAGGCAATGGGCGTGGACGTTGCTACGGGCAAAGCCCCGATGATCACCAGTCGATCGCAACACAACGAATATCTGCGCCGCAACGGATATATCGAGATCGGCAACGAGAAGGTCGGCAATTCAAAACCACCCACCGTGAGCGAGGCCGACATCGCCCGCGACATCAAGAAATCCATCGAACAGACAGGAGCAAGGCTGTGACCGATTCCCCCGATCTTTCGCTTGAGGAAGAGCTTCGCGCTGCGATGGACGGCTTGAAAGAAAGCCCGGCGATCGAGGGTGAAGTTGTGGAGGCCGGGCCTTTAGAACGAGATGAAGGTGGCCGCTTCAAGGCCAAGGAGGCGACCGAAGAAGTCGCGGAGGAAACTCCTGTAGAGTCCGCGCCGGAGGTTGTTGAAGATCCTGCTGCGGGGGCCGCCGCTGCTGAAGCCGCACCCGACCCCTACGCGGTCCCGCCTACATCCGCCGACAAGGCCGTCCGCGAGAAATGGGCCGAACTTCCGCCCGAGGTCCGCGAAGGCATCCATCGCCGCGAGATCGATGTCCATAAAGGCTTCACCAAATGGGATGAGGAGCGCAATTTCGGGAAGAGGGTGCGCGAGGTCGTTCAGCCCTTTGAGGGCTTCATCAAATCGCTTGGCGCCGAACCGATCCAGGCCGTCGATTATCTTATCAAGACCGATTACGCGCTGCGCACCGCCGAGCCCAATGCCCGTGCGCAGATGTTCCTGAAAGCCGCGAAGGACTACGGCGTAGACCTGTCTTTGCTCACCCAGGACGCTGCAAATTTGCAGGCCAATCATGATCCTGTGGTAGAAACCCTGCAGCAACGCATTTTTCGCTTGGAAAATCAGTTGCAGAATGATACCAATGCACGCAGGGAATCTGAACAGGAGCAGATCAGCCAGTCGATTGCAGACTTCGCTTCGAAGCCTGAACACGTCCACTTCCCCAGAGTCCAGGCCATGATGGCCACACTCATGGAAGCGGGTCACGCGGACAGCCTCGAAAAAGCCTACGACATGGCGGTTCTTGCTGATCCAGAAACCCGAGCCCTTCACCTCGCCGCCCAACGCGAAGCAGAGGATAGGAAGCGAACGGAAGCCGCGAAGGCGAAAGCCGAAGCGGCCCGCAAAGCGAGCGTTTCCGTAACAGGCGCACCGGGCTCTGCCGTGCCAACCCTCACATCGGAAAGCTCAGGGTCGTTGGAAGACGACATCCGAAACGCAATCCGAGCGGCCGAGGGCCGCGTATAGGGGGCTTAGGCCATGGCATATGTGAACCCGTCGTCCACGATGAACGAAATCGTGACGACCACGTTGCGGAACCGCACCGGCAAGCTTGCCGATAACGTCTCGCTCAACAACGCGCTTCTGAAGGCGCTGAATAAGCGCGGCAAGCGCAAGGTCGTCAATGGCGGCCGTACCATCGTGCAGGAGATGGAATATGCCCAGAACGGCACGTTCAAGCGCTATTCCGGCTATGAAGCGCTGAATATCTCGCCGTCCGATGTCTTTACTTCGGCGGAATATAATTATGCGCAGGCGGCGGTTGCTGTGTCGATCTCGGGCCTGGAGATGATCCAGAACTCGGGTGAGGCCGCAGTCATTGACTTGCTTGCAAGCCGCATCGGCAACGCCGAGCGCACGATCACCAACAATATCGCGCTCGATTGTTATTCGGACGGTACGGCGGACGGCGGGCGACAGATCGGCGGCTTGGCGCTGCTGGTTTCGACCTCTCCGTCAACCGGCACTGTCGGCGGTATTGACCGCTCAACCACGGTGGGCTCGTTCTTTCGCAACAAAGCCTTCTCTGCTGTGACCAACGGCGGTGCCGCTGCGACCTCCGCGAACATCCAGAGCTATATGAACCGGCTGTATCTCCAGCTCGTTCGCGGCGCCGATAAGCCGAACTTCATCGTTGGCGACAACAATTACTGGCGGCTGTATCTGGAAAGCCTTCAGGCCATCCAGCGCATCCAATCCACCGACGAGGCGACCATCGGCTTCGACACGCTGATGTACATGAATTGCCCGGTCGTGCTCGACGGCGGCATTGGCGGCGGCTCGCCTGCCAACACCATGTACATGCTCAACACCGACTACATCTATTTCCGTCCCGCTGCAGGACGGAATTTCGAACCGCTCGGCGATGAGCGGATGTCGGTCAATCAGGATGCGATGGTCAAGCTGATCGGCTTTGCCGGAAACATGACGCTGTCCAACGGCTCGCTTCAGGGCGTGCTCTCGGCTTAACCCAAGGGGATTTGAAATGGCATTTGTTGCACTCAACGATGTCCTGGGCGAGGTCGATCTTTCCCAGGTGGATAATGCGGGACCGGGTTTCCAGAACCTTGTCGCCGGCACAGGCTCGGGCCGTCAGAACTTCTACCTCCAGACGGTTGCGGGCTACGATCCCAACCTTGGCGGCGGCGAGTTTCAGTACATGCGGTTTTCCGGCACGATTGCTGCGGGAACGGTGTGCGAGACGACCCCCTCCATCTCAGGCGGCGTGATCATCGTCAATGCCACGGCATGGGCTGGCACGACCATTACAGGCCGCCCGCTCTGTGTCGCGGTGTCATCCGGCACCGTGGGTCAGTTCGGCTGGTTTCAGGTTCAGGGTAACGCCATCACGACCGTTCAGGGTGCCCCTGCGGCCGGGAACCCGATGTACTGGCAGGCGGCTGGCGTGGTTTCGCCCACTGTCGTTGCGTCCAAGCAGATGGTCAATGCGGTTGCCGCGACTGCGGTGTCGCAGACGATCGGGCAGGGCTCGACCGCTCTGGTGCTCAGCGCCACTCAGGCAATCGTGCAGATCAACCGGCCATTCGCCCAAGGCGCGATTACCTAAAGGCGTCAACACGTTCAGCCCGCTGTCTCGGGGGAGCGGCGGGCTGGGCATCCCCCGGTTCCCCCCTGAGGGCCAAGCATGTTTGACGCACCAAGTTTTGCCGAAGGCCAGATCGTAGGGAATGGCGATGTCCGCAACGTCGTCTACGGTCAGGATACCGGCCTCTATGTCGAATTCCGCATGGAAGATGTCTATCAGGAATTCGCAAGCGAGCAGGCCGGCAAGCCGATCTATGAATCGGTCCCATTCATTCGCATGTATACGCCTGGCGACAAGACGAAGGTGGTTGACCGCGCGGTGTTCATGAAGCCGCGCGGCGATATTCCTTCCGATCCCCAGCGCTTTCCACAGCAGTGGACGGCTTTTCAGGCAGGGGCACAGGCTATACAGAGCGGCACTCCGCTTGCCGAATGGCCGAAGATGTCCACGACGCAGGTTCGCGAGCTGAACGCGATCAACATCTACACGGTTGAGGCGCTTGCCGCTGTGTCGGACGCGGCGCTTGATGGCTTGGGCCATGGCGGCAGGGCAATGCGCGACGCTGCGCAAGCATGGCTCGATGCTGCGAAAGATGGGGCCGCGCTATCCGCTGCTCTCGCCGCCAACGCCCATCTTCAAGAGCAGATCGACGCATTGAAGGCATCTATTTCCCCCGACGAGAAACGCGGTCCCGGCCGCCCAAGGAAGGAACTTGTCGATGGCGAATAGCATTCAGGCGATGATGGGGACCGGCACACCGGCCGCCCAAGCAATTGCGATCGGAGGCGTTGTCACGGACGCCTTGACAGCGCTTGGCTCAACGCAGGGCACTGCCCTAACCCTCCCGTCCAACGTCAACCGCTTCACCACGGTTGCCGCCAGCACCGGCGCCATCGTTCCAGCCACGGCCCAGCCCGGCGACGAATATATCGTGGCCAATAGCGGCGCCAATGCGCTTCTGGTCTACCCACCCACGGGTGGGGCTATTGCTGGCGGCGCGACAAATGCCGGCTTTTCAGTCGCGGCCAACAAATCGGCTTATTTCGTGGTGATCAGCGCAACCTTTATCGCTGCGATCCTCAGTGCCTAAATGGGCTCGACCCTTCTTCAGTTGATTCAGACCGTCTGTGACGAGACGGGATTGCCTCGTCCTGATTTCGTCATATCATCCACCGATCAGCAAATCAGGCAATTGCTTGCCCTTTCCAACCGGGAAGGGCGTGAACAGGCATCAGCGCCAGGGGGGTGGCCGCAACTGCGCGGGGAGCAGATCATCACGCTCGTGAACGGGCAGGCGGCCTATGATTTTCCCTCCGACTTCTCCAGTTATATCCCGGACACAGAATGGAACCGGGATATGCGTTGGCCGGCCTATGGCCCGCTTTCAGCCCAAGAATGGCAATATATCAAATCGGCCTTGGTCGGCGTCTCGCCGTGGACCAAGTTCCGGGTTATGTCGGGTCAGATATATTTTGATCCCACGCCAACCAGCGCGACCGGAGGCCAAAAGATCGCGATCGAATATATGTCCAATTCATGGTGCAAGTCCTCGGGAGGAACTCCGCAAAGCGCCTGGGCTGCGGATACGGACACATTCCGGCTTCCCGACGACATCATGGTGCTTGGCGTCAAATGGCGCTTTCTCGCTGCTAAACGGATGGATTATTCTGAAGAGAAACAGGCATGGGCTGATGCTGTAGATCGCGAAAAAGCCCGTTCCTATGTGGGCCGCACGCTTCCACTAAACTCGATCGATACAAGAGGCCAGAACTGGCTTGGGGACGGATGGTCGCAGATCCCCGATGGGAATTGGGGGCTGTGAGAAAGGCCGCGCGGCGGGCAGTTGTCAGTCATGGCTCTGTCCCGGCTCCGATCGGTGGCTTGAACGCTCGCGACAGCATCGCGAACATGAAGCCGACAGACGCGATCATCATGGACAATTGGGTTCCCGGCACAACCTCTGTTGCGATCAGAAAGGGCTATACCGCTCATGTGACGGGATTCGCCGCTGCGGTCGAAACCCTGATGGTCTATCAAGCCACTTCGATCCCTAAGCTCTTCGCGGTGTCCGGTACGGGTTTCTATGACGCGACCACGCCCGGCCCGGTGGGCGCCGCCGTAGTGACGGGACTTTCAAATGCACGCTGGCAATATGTCAATTTCGGGACGGCGGGCGGCCAATTTCTCTATGCTGTAAATGGGGCCGACAAGGCCCGCATGTACGATGGCACGAACTGGAAAATCATCGGCGACGGAGTTGGGGCCGTCATTTCGAGCATAACCCATGTTGGCAACGTGGCGACAGTAACGACGGCTACACCTCATGGGAGGATAACGGGCGATACCATCACTGTGACTGGTGCCGCGCCAGCCGATTATAACGTCACCGCCAAGCCGATCACGGTGCTTACCGCAACGACCTTCACATACACGATGGCGACTGTCCCCGCGACGAATGCAACAGTAGTGGGAGCCTATACCTATTCACCCTCAATCCAGGGCGTTGACACTGCGCTCCTGAAGGATGTTCAGGTCTATGGACGCAGGCTCTGGTTTACAGAAAAATCAAGTTTTCGCGTCTGGTATCTGCCAGTCGACAGCATCGCAGGAACGGCAGCCTCGATTGATCTTGGCCCGCTGTTCATTCTCGGGGGCTCGCTTCAGGGCATGGTCGTCTGGACCGTTGCATCTGAACTAGGAACTATCAATTACGCTGCCTTCGTATCGAGCGAGGGTGAACTCGCGCTCTATGCCGGCAATAATCCGGACAGTGCTGCTACATGGGCACTGGTTGGCTTGGGTCGGATTGGTAAGCCGATAGGGCAGCGCTTCTGGGCATCCGTTGGCGGCGATACAGTTCTGATCTGTGAAGACGGTCTCCAGCCCCTTTCGAAAGCGATGATCAACGATCGAGCAAGCCAGTCGGATGCGATCAGCTACAAGATAACCAACCTGATCAATCAGGATATTTCGGATTGGAAGGCCGTTTTCGGATGGCAGCTTCTTCTTTACCCGCTGGGAAACAAGATCATCTGCAACGCGCCGAAATCTAACGACCTCGATAATGTTCAATATGTGATGAACACGATTACCAATGAGTGGTGCAGATATGTGAATATCCCCGCCCATTGTTGGGGGCTGTTCCTTGACAACCCATATTTCGGCACATCGACGGCGGTCTATAAGGCTGAGTACGGCTATAACGATAATGGCGCCGGGATCGCTGGCGACATCATGCCGGCCTATAGCTATTTCCAATCATCCGGACTTCAGAAGTTGTTCACGGCCACGCGGCCGGTCATTACCGCCAACGGCAACTTCAAACCTCGCATTGGATTATCAACTGATTTTACCGCACGGCCGCCAAATTCCTCTCCAACACTTTCTCTCGGAACGAATGGCTCTCTCTGGGATGTCTCGCCGTGGAATACGACATCATGGGGCGACAGCGCCAAGACCTCTAAGGACTGGCAATGGTTCGGCGGCATCGGTTTTGCCGCGACGATCCGGATGCAGTCGCTGACCAAGGATATGAGCGTTGAATGGCAGG